GCCATTGGTTTTGTTGTAAACTGTTTTCATAATTAGTATTTTATGCAGTATTGAACGTATTTGTTTCTTGGTCTACTTTCATAAACACTTGGACTTCCGGAATCGGTAGAGCCATATGTATTAGTCGTATACGTCCCACTCCACGCCCAATGAGTTAAAGGAACACATGCACCGCTTCCTCCAAAAATACCCGTTGGGGTGCTATATCTTTGATAACCAGAAATATCGTCATATACAGTTAGGTGTTCGTGTTGTTTATTAGCCGAAGCTTGACTAGACCCAACATTATCTCCTCCAGTTCTAGAGTTACGATCTGGATCATTAGTTGAACCGTTAGCCCAACCACGCAAAAATTCACCACGCAAGTCGGGAACTACAAAGTGCGTTGAACCTGCACTACCACTTCCATTAGTTAAAGAACCCCACGTTGTTCCAATTGCCGTGTATAAATCACCATAGGTTGCTATCGCATATTCAGCCCCATTGCAGATCAAATATTCATTTGTTGACAACCATGTAGCATCTGGTTCAAATGCCATTTGAAAAATTGATCCTACTGGAACAGAAGCAACTGCTGAAATAGAAGTATTTATATCGCTAGTTACATTATCTAAGTAATTCGCCTTAGATCCTGCGTCTGCTAAATCTCTAGCCCTACTCATTTTCCTCCGTCTGGGATTGATCCTCTTCCATCTCAACTAAGGCTTGTTTGTAGCCAAGTAATTGCTGTAACTGATTTTGCATTTGTGGAATCTCTTGTTGTAGTTTTGCGATTTGGTTATCTACTTGTTCTTTGGTGAGTTGCATTAGGCGTTTTCCAAAACTTTGATTCTAGCAGTCAGTGCTTCGATCTTAGATACGGCTTCCTGCAATGCTGCGGTAAGCAGAGGCACTAGCTTGGCTTGGTCAATGCCTTGATACTGAGGATTGCCGTCTTTATCGACTGCATCCTTTTCACCAGTAACAGCTTCAGGTACAACTGCTTGTGCTTCGTGTGCTAAGAAACCATCTACACGGTTGCCATCTACCTTCCATGCAAAGTTGACTGGGTTGAGTGCCTTAAGGCGATCAATGGAACCCGTCATGGGTTGCCAATCTTCTTTTAGTCGGTAGTCGGAAGAGGTGTTAAACGCAACGGCAGAGTTGGTCATTGAAATGCTTCCAACAAGAGCGTTAGAAGAGTTAATTATAAACATAGGATAAGAGGTTCCAGAAGTATTGTGCTTCCGTATGCCAATTGCCGCATAATTTTGAGCAAGCGAATTTATATTTAACCCATGTTTAGTAGCAGCACTTAAATCTATGGTAATGTAACCAGAGGTTAATGTACCAACAGAAGTGCTTGTCGTGTTTATCATTAGGTTGCCACTGCCGTCGATGCGCATGCGTTCTGCGGTTCCGGTGTCAATTACTGCAAACGAATTATCTGAATTAACCGCCCAGCGGTATTGATCGCCAGCAGAGTTTTCAATAGCTATCCCACCACCATCCGCTGTTTTAACCACAAGCGTTTGGTCAGGCGAAGGCGTCCCAATCCCAACATTTCCAGTATCCCCTTCTACTACTAATTTCCCAGAACCGACATTAAAATCATCACCTGAATCGGTTCCTAAAGTGACACCAACTGAAGTCCCTGCTTTTGATGAAATAGTTGCAACTCCCACATCACCATCTTTAATAAGAACACCATCAATCTCTACTCCATGAGCAGAAGTCTTTTCTACAATATCATCAACCTGAATGTTTCCTGTTGCACTAACATTTCCAGTAACCGCAACATTCCCAGAGAAGGTTCCACCCGTAGAAGCAGGAACGGCATCCCCGACTGTGAAGGTTTTGTAAACAACAATTTTGACAATATCGCCAGATGCAAGAGCACTGTTAAAAGTTACAGTATTGGATGCTGGAGTAAGCTGATAATCATCACTTGCACCTTCAACTAACTGCACACCATTCAAATAGACATGAACGCTTTCGGTTGATCCAAATTGAACAGGATTACTATCGTTTTCTGCAAAGCCAGATCCCGATGCTCCTACAATGTTGGTTACTGATCCTGTGATGTCGTAAACGTATTCAAAAATCGTGGCTTGTTGAGCGGCAGATGCGGAGATCCATGAAGATCCATCGTAAACCCTCATTTCCCCATCAGATGTATTGAAATACAACGCACCAGTAACAAGTGCGTTACCATCATTATCTTGCGTAGGGTTTGAAGATTTTGTTCCTAAATAACGATCATCAAAAGAATCGAAAGCAGTAGCTGCACTAGCTGCCGATGCTGCTGCTTCCCCTGCCCAAGTTTTTGCTGATTTTGCTGAAGTGCCGTCAGGGCTTGATGTGTCTGTTGCCCATGCCTTTGCTGATCCGCCAGACCCTTCTGCATCACCAGAAGCATATTCCTTTGCACTGTAGAAAGCGGTTGAATTTACTACTGTAGTTGCCTTACTTGCCCAATCTTTTGCACTTCCAATGTCATTACTGTCATCACTTGCCCACGCTTTTGCTGAATAGTCAGTATAAGCTACTTGTGCTGATCCATCGGCAGATGCCCATGATTTTGCAGATCCTGTAGTTACAGTAGTTCCGACTGCGTGTTCTTTTGCTGAGAATACACCATCTTGGTCTGAAGGAGAAGGATCTGAAGTGTTGTCTGTAGCTCCATCAAAGTGTCTTACGACAGCACCTGTTCTAACTGCATAATCTTCTGCTGTATCACGATGATCTAAAGCATCATCCCTATGAGCACCTACGGAGTCATTAACTGTGTCTGCGTATGTCTTATTGACTGCATCAGTACCAGCACTAGGAGTGGCTACATTAGTAATCTTAGCTGTGTTACTACTAATACTAGCATTCCATTCGGTACCAGCGGTATTCTTAGGTAGTGCATCATTTGCTTTATCAATAGCTTCTTGAGCTACGTGAAAGGTCTGTAGAGCACTATTATCTAAGTCTGCTTCTGTTAATACTGAGGCATTTTGAAAGTCAATCTGTCTACTAGTTTTATTAGCAATCCTCTTAATGATAATATTAGTAGGAGGATTAGATGTAATCTCGTTTAACTCAATCTTTTTGCTCGTAGTATTAATAGTATATCCTGAAGTTAATTTAGTATCATCAGCATATACTTCTAAAGAGTCTCCAATGTCAGGATTATAATCTATACTACCTACATCATAAGATAGGTTAGTAGATACACCACTAGAAAATGTAATAGTACTGTATGCTTTAGTTGTGGATGTAAGTGCCATTTAGTTACTTTCTAAGTGTAGGAAATAAACTTATACCCGATTGTTTTTCAATACGATTACCACCACGTATTCTTAATATCTTAGTCCCAAGAATAGGGTTACGTTTAAAAAACTCCATTTCTGCTTGTTTTTTAAATTTACTTTTTACTTGTTGAAGTTGAGCAGCTTTAAACATATCACTACCAGTAGACTTATACTCTTTAGTGTTCATCTTTTTTCTTAATGCTTGCTCAATAGTCATATTAGCAATTTTAGTAGTACCTAATATCTTTTGATACTGACTAATTTGTTTAGATGTAAGTTTCTCACCTTCTATTGTTCTAGGTATACCCTCAGATAATGCAGGATTACCTAACCTAACTATCTCAGCTACTACATCACTTTCTGTTGGTTTCTTTTGTTTAGAGTAGGGAAACCATAAGTATTCAGTTGGTTCCTGTGGTTGTCCTGTTACCCAATTATATGCCGTGTAAGTTTTGGCACCCATGTTCTTGAGTAACTTCTCTTCAAAAGTTCTAGCTAACTGTACTCCCTCAGGTTCTTCTCCGAGAAAAGAGAAGAGTTGAGAAGGTGCTTTACCTCCTAAGGGATTAAAAGTATTTGCCATTACATCAGGAACAAAAGTTTCAAATTTATATGTAGGGTCATCAATAAGTTCTGCTATATGCTCTAAACCCCTTAATGTTCCTTCATCTCTAATAATACTCATCATCGAAATAGCCATACCATAGAACCAATCTTCTGCATCAGTACCTAATTCATCATACTTGATTGCATCAGTCCATGCTGCTACTGCTTTTAATGGCATAGACCAAGGACTATATCTTCCGTAGTCATACCATTGTCCATTTATCTTAATAGAGTAAGGTTGGTGTTCTTCTCTCCATAGTTTTGCAAGTTTAGGATCTGATGGTCCTGGACCTGTAATCTTTCCTTCTAAAGCAGCAAAAGAAAAAGAAGATAGTATAGACATAGTAGCTGCTAGTTCTCCTAGTGCTCTAGTTCTTACATCTATATTATCACTAGTTAACTGTTTGATATTGTATAGAGCACCTGGAGGTGTCATACGAATACCTTTAGATATAATCTGTGTAGGAGTTCTTACAAAAGGAAACAATATTTGCATTCCTGGCATATAACCATAACCAGTAGAAAACTCACGGAATGCATTAGTAAAGTTATTATCATCAGTATAAGTAACTTCTCTAGAATATTGTAAAGATCTTTCTCTAGTAGAAGTCATTAATACATCATCTATATTCTGTTGTTGTATGTAAGATTTACCTAATGCTTCTCCATCATCTGAAAACAAACTATACAACTTTTGTTGTACTTCCTTCTTACTAGCACCTTTATCTAAGAGTTCTTCTCCTGCAATAGCATAGGCTCGTGCATAATAATTTAAGTCTTTAATCAACTCATCAGTAGCATTTAAGGCACGATAAGATAAGGTACCTAAGTACCCAGACATATTAATAGCAGTACGAGTAAACCATCCTACACCCATCGGTGCTTCTAATAATTTAGCTGTATACTTATTTGATCCTAATAAGTACTCAGCACTACCTCGATCTAAGGCACCTTCGGTAGCAGTAACATGAGGATCTAAGATTGCTTTATTATTTTTTAAGGCTTTGATAGCTTGTCTTCTAGCAATACCTACAGAATACTTAAGACCAATCATGTGCCTTAAGATTTCTCTTCGTGCTTGTCTACGTTCTTTAGAGAGTGCAGTAGGTGTAGCTATAGAACCTAAGTATTCCGAGAGTGGTCTCGCAAATGTTTCAAAGATACCCATAGTGGCATTAAGACCAATAGTAGGTACGTTAAACAAAATGTTTCTTCGGAATCTTTCAGATACAAAATGTTGAAGTCTAGTATTAAAAGTATCTGTTCTAGCTATCTTGAGTATTTTAAATCTAGCTTCTTTAGTTAGAGAATTACGTCCACCAAACTGACCAGATCTCATTGAAGCTTCTTGTACTCTCTTAGCCTTAGCCTTTAGTTTCTTAATATGATTACTACCTAATTTATTAAGCTGTTCAGCTAACTGAGCATCATTAAGAAACCTAAGTTCATTATCAGGTCTTCGTGTAATTATGTTTCCAGAAGCAGTAGTACGAGCAGCAGATGCTTGAAGTCTCTTACCTGCTACACCTAGTTCTCCAAAACTAGGCATCATTTCTTCTAGTTCATACATTCTAGCTAAGGCTTGCATATTGGTCATATCATCAGACCCTCTAGCAACAATCTTTGTTACTTGATCATATTCATCTGCAAACCAATGTACTGCATACCTAGTAGCTACCATAAGAGATGACATCTGATCTACATCTCTAGTCTTTTTCTTTAGTAGAGCAGTAAGACCTTGTACACCATAAAGATTCAAGAGATCCATAGACTCTTTAGCTAGATCTTCATGCCTCTCTTTTATCTTTACATTAGCATTTACAGCACCGCTAATAGCATTTTCAAATGTATTAACAATACCAACTAAATCATCTCTATCTTTAAATCCTAATCTATTCCTATTAAAGTATTCTTGACCTACTTCATCAATTTGACCATTAGCTAGTTTCTCAGTTAAATCTTTAACATCAAACTCAGTCATATCTAAAGATGCCTTAGGAGAATCCACTAAGGTTACTTTAGTACTCTTCTCTGCTCCTTCTTGTACAGCTTCTTCAGTAGTTTCCTGCACTACTTCATCTGTTTGCTTTGCACTTTGTACAGCTAAATCAATATCTTTTTTACCTTTGGTTTCTGCTTTTGTAGCTTCTTCGATATTGTCGCTATACTTAATACCTTTGTATGCCTTGAGACCCCCAAAGAATGCTTCAGCTATTGATGCAGTAGTAGCATCCTCAATGCTTCTCTTTATCATAGCTACAACGATGGGATCGTCTTCTTTTACTGCTAGGTAGTCAAAGATAGGTTTCATAAACTCTGGACCCATCTCTTGACCTAAGTGTGCTAAAGACTCTGCATAGTTATCCCTAAGTAAAGAAGCACCTCCTTCAGCAGCTATATCTCTACCTACTCCCCATTGAACAGGAAGTACTCTTCTAGTTGCTAAGAACGTAGCTATAGGTTTTGTAATAGCCTTTGTGGTTCTTCCAGCTACTGTTTGTGGTTGAGGAGGAACAAAAGTATCTTCATAGAACTTAATAGCATCATCTAAGTACTCAGAACGATAGTCACCTTCGCCAAATAAAAAGTCTCCTCCAGCATCCCATAGTGAATTTAAGTTGTTAGCTGTATCTGAGAAGATCTCATTAATAGAACCTACAAATCCTTTATACACTACATCATTAGTATCTGATAACAGTTGGCTACCAAAGTCAGTAACAGAATCTAAGACAGGACTTTCATTAGCATACTTTTTATATAGTTCTGAATTTGTATCTTTTAACTGTTCTTCACGACTTAGTTCTGCCATTACTTCTTTTTCTTATCGTAGTACTCTAGTACTGTGTTTTTTATAGAAATCAATGCGTTTTCAAAATCTGCTCTATCCATATTGTTTAATTCAAAGTAAGAGACTAACATATCATATAAGGGAGGCTTGCTAAAAAATTGATTATCATCCCATTCTTCACCTTTTGTTATATAGTAGATAAAAGTTTTATCATAAGCCTCTAAAAAAGCCTCTTTACTATTAGCTACATCAGGCAACTTTTCTAACCAAGCGTTTTCAGATATTAAATCGTCACCACTTGTTTCCACTACATCCCAAGATGGATCATATAATACATCGCCAATTTCTCTTGCTCGTTTAATTACAAAAGCATTTACTTCAGAGTCAGTTAAATTAAGTTTCTTTTTTTGAGCTTGTGCTTCTATAAGCATCTCATCAAATTCACTTAATGCTTGTAAAGCAGCATCAGCACGAGCAGGATTAAATGAAGTATCACCTGCTAATAATTTACTTATAGTTAGGTTAAGGTCATCTCCTTCTCTAAATACACCAGTACCGAGTAATCTCTTGTAAAGTAAATTTCTTGCTTGTCTAACAGGACTTCGAGGTTTATCAAGATCTTTTCTTGCTAGACCTTTTTCAAACTGACTAGTTAAATCTGATATAGGTAAATCAATAGTAGGATTGCCTATCCTTATTGCTTGTATTCTAGCTTTAAACTCTTCTTGAGTTAAATCGCCAGTTAATATATCTTCTTCTAATTGGCTAATTAAACCTAAAGAAGTAAGGTTATCCTGTTCTTCTATAAATCCCCTAAAAGAATTTGCAGTACTAGCAGATCCTTCAATTTCTACTATACGTTGTAGTGTTTGATGAAGGGCTGTCCTAGCAGCTTTTGCCATGTCAGGTTTACTAGTATCTTTAGCTAGTTCGTATAGTCTTGGTAGTCCACGAACTAGCTCTTTTACTTGGTTTTCTTCTTCTAGTTTTTGATTCTTTAACTCTAAGTTACGTCTGGCTAACTCACGAGTATTTATAGTATTAGTAGTTTGTGTTATTTGCTCTTTAGCATAAGTCGTATTTGCTAATGGTTGACCATCACGCCCATGGAGTAAGTAGATGTTACCTAAGATTGATGTATCACCTTCTTCTAATGCCTTAGCAGCAATAGCATTTATAATAAGTTTGTTACCCTTAGTAAAATCACCAGACTCTGTAGAGTACGCTACAAGTTCTCGATTAAGTTCTAATGCTTGATTTAGAAATTGTAGTTCCTCAGGAAATTTAGAAATATCTAGTTCATTACCTTCAACATCACCTACTTGTTGTCTCTTTGATTCTATTCTATTGATTAACTTAGAGTACCAATCTCCGATAATCTTAGCTTCTTCAGATCCTTTGAGTTGTACATCGTTAAAATCAATTCCTTCCTTCTTAGCTTTTTCTTTTTTAGCTTTTTGAAACTCATGTGTAAGAGGAAAGATAAACTCTGGATCTTCTACCTTATCCTTATACTGTTCATTTAAACCAATGATAGTTGAGTTAAGCCAGTCAGGATCTTCAATAGAAGCCATAGAGATATCAGGATTCATCTCTATTATATTACTAATAACTAATTCAAAATTCTGATCCTTACGTTCCCTAATTAACTGGTCACGCATACCTTGCCAGTTCTGTTGCACTGATGCTTTAAAAGCATTTTGCATAGGTATAAATACAGAACTAACAATACTTTGATTATATTTATCTAGTGAATTTAATTTAGTAAACTCGTCATCATAATTACTTAATGCCTCACTAAACTGTTCATCTGTGTAATCTTTAGGTATTTCATTGAGTTGCCTAGTGAGTCCTAAGCCGTAGTTCATACCTAAGTTTTTTAATTCTAACTTTTGATATCCTGAAATCCAAAAGGGACTCTGGACATCATCCATGTCTCCATCACGAACAGCTTTGCTATAAGCATCTCTTTCACCACTTCTAAGTGATAAGTATTTCTTAGCACCTTCTTCTAACTCATCTTCCTTATACGCTCCAAAAACTTGAGATGCAAAGTTAACTAAGGATGGATTTAACTGCTCCAATGCCTTAGCCATTTGTGCTTCTCTAGATGGCCCCGCAAGGCCAGGATTTGGTCTTTGTACTTGGAAACCAATAGGTACGTTAGTATTTACCTGAGTTGTGGCTTGTATAGGTCGCAACCTAATTTTTCTATCACGAGCCATTAAACCTTTTGATATAAGTTATACCATTTTTCTTTTTTAGCAGTATTTGGATCATCTCCAACTCTACCACCTAATTTATAATAAGTAGTTCCTGCATCTAAAGCACCTGATGCGTACTGAAGGGCACCTGCCATTGGATCAAATGGACGTTGCATCTGCATAGAGTTAACTTGATTTAATGCACTATAGTAAGCATTATCAGCACTAAATACTAAGTTCTTTCGGTCCCTACCTATGTTACCTAAACTAATATCTAAGTTACGATTAACTGCATTGAGGTTATTTATTGTTTGCCTCTCTAAATCACTTATCTGCATTCCTGGTGATATACCTTCAACATTTGCTTCACCACTCGCAGTAATAGACGTACCGATTGCTTTAAGTGATTCTACTTGTTGCTCTAATGCAACATTACCTGCTTGTTCTAGTTGTTGATTTTCAGCAGCTTTAAGTGCTCTATTCTTTTCAGCTATTTGTGCCATTGAGTTTTTATAAGACTCATTAGCTAAACGTGCGTTTTCCTGAGCTATACGATTAGCTTGATTTATCTGCTGTCTCTGTGCTTGTTGTTGCTGAGAGATTGAAGCTGCTGTGATAGCTAATTGAGTAAGTGCTATTAGTTCTGGTCCCATGCACATAATTTAACTCCTCGGAGAACGTACTACTAAGAACCCTTCGTACTCTGCTGATTGAAACCTACATGGTAAATGCTTTGCGTTTTGTATCTCTATAGTCACGTTATCACTCTTAGATAGTACTGGTACTCTAAAGGTTCCTGATTGTAACGACTGTTCATCTATAACTGCTGTACCAATAGTCAAACCACTAAATGTATTGGTTCGAGAGGTTCTCCCTGCGGTAGGTAAGGGTGATACAATCACTTCAAAGAAACCTGATTTACTAAAGTTAAACGACATGTTACGTATCTGTAACCTAGCGATCTCAACAGTAACATCATTTTCCTTATGTACCTGTTCACTCACACGATACTTAAATGTAAAAGGTATACCTGCGAATACTGAAAAACCTACAGTAGGAGTTAAAACAGCACTAGATCCGCTAGTATCACTAATAGTAATAGTAGGAGTTGAAGTATATCCAGATCCTATATTTGTAATTGTTACTGAATTTATTTTACCTGAAGAATCAACAGTATAAGTACCAGCAAATCCAGATCCTCCACCTCCAGTAGCACTTAAAGTCCCTGCTGAATAACCAGAACCTCCATTAGTAATAGTTATTGATTTTATTGCATTTAAATAATCACTAAAATCATCAGAAGAAGTAATTTTCCCTGTATCTACAATATATACAATATCATCATCATCAGCATCAGTATAAGGTAATGAAGTAGTACCTCCTGTCTTAAGTTCTACCCTTCGATCTAAATGTATACTTTGATTATCATCCATTACTGCTGATGCAGGGTCTGAAGATAACGTAAGTTTCTCTAAGAAAAGACTATTACTACGTTTGAATAATAAGAATACGTCTGACCCTAAAATAGACATAGAGAGTACATCAGCATCAAAGGTCCATTTAGACCAGGATGATTGTAGTTTCTCTGCACCAGACCAGAAGTACTTATAAACATATATAGTCTTTCTATCTGTATCTCCTAAAGCTAATAAGATCTCTTCATTAGAAGATGATGCGAGTTGTAAGATATTACCTTCGATGTACTCAGGTACATGTGCGGTTACCTCTTGTGCATCTGAGGTCTCCGTAGAGATATCTAAGAAGTACTCACGTACACCTGAGTAATCCCCACGTTTAAAAGGAAAGTAAACGTACCTACCTGCTGGTACTGGTTTAGCTGTGGTGTCTGTCTCAAAGTTAGTAGCTACATCGATAGAAACAGTAGTAGGTGTTAATAGTTCTCCTGCGGTAACCTTAAACTGCTGTAAGTCTGAGAAAATAAGAAGACTTTCGTTGAAAGGAATTGCATGTCGTAATATGGATACCTGATTATTTGATACTGCAACATCGATTGGTTCACTATCTAAGATCGTTAATGTTGTAGTTACAAAGAGATTATAGAACCCTCCTGCTTCACTAAAGATTACATTCTCGTCACTCAAGAAACCTAAACGATTCCTATGGAAGAAAATGTCATTAATCTCAAAGTCAGTAAAAGAAGGAAAAGGGTTGGTATCTATGTCACCAACAGTACGTGCTACCCAAGGAGATTGCTCTAATACAAAATATACTTTATTACCATCAAACTGTTTCTTTAGTTGGTGAGGCATTGTACTAGCATCAAAGCTAGTCTTATATGCATCTGTAGTTTCACCAGCATATCTTGGTAATAAAGTCTCCTTCCAGGTGTCGCCATTCCAATACACATAGTAATCATCCTGTGCCTTTTGGTTATCACCTCCTACCTTAATAGTAAATCCTGTTCCTGTTGTGGTAAATGCACTACCACTCCAACCTTTCTTTGCATCTGAAGGTAAGGTAGCAGGTAGTTTACCAAAGGAGGGCACTTGTTTATGACCAATAAAAACATCTATATCTTCATTACCACGACCATCAGATACTTTTACATCAAAATTATCTGTAGTTGAATATATGTATATAAAGTTTTCTTTAGCATTGTATATAGTTTTAAATGATGAACCTAATGCACCATTAAGGTGTGAAGCATTTGATCCTGTTGATGGAGTACTTAGTGATTTAGCAGTAGGTGTGCCATTTATATCAACTGTATCAAAAGTTACATCACTAATAACCTCACTACCTACGCCTAAACTTGAAGCACCTGTTGCTAATGATTTAGCAATTACTTGTGTACTTACTGCTGCTTGGTTGTTAAGTTGTTGTGTTGTAGTTGTACCTGAACCTGAAGTTGTACTCTTAATAACACCATCAGGTGTAGTTACTACTACTTCATGTGTAGTACCAGCAGCATTGGTAACCTTAACTGTATAAGCAGATTTATAGTCACCATTCTTTACGTAGATATATGCTTCGTATGGTCTCTCGTGTGAATAAGTAGTACCTTTGGTAATGGTCTTACTTCTATTTAAGAGAAACGTAAAGTCAGCAACAGTAGTAGCACCAAAGGTTGCTTGTGCAGTAGAATCTGAAGGTACATCTAAATATGAAACATTTTGAGATAATGTAGGTGTAATTGTAGCAGTAGTATTTCCAGATGGTACTATAGTAGGAGTTGATGTATATCCACTACCACTATTAGTAATTGTAACTGATGCTATTGATTGACCACTATTTACAGTATATGTACCTGCAAAACCACTTCCTCCTCCTCCTGTAGCACTTAAAGTGCCGCTAGTTGAATAACCAGATCCTCCATTTGTAATAGTTAATTCAGTTATCTTTTGAGGTAAACTAGTAAAAGAAGTATCTGCATACACTGGTATCTCATTACCTGCTTGAGCAGTAGTAGGGTTTGTAGCATGATAAGGTGCATACTTACCTACTAAATCAAATACTTTAATACTCTGATCTGATAATACTGCTACGTATGCTTCTTCTTCATCCCTCTGTATCGTATGAATAAATGCAGTACTATCGGTAAAGCTAGTATCAATCTCACTTATGTGCTGAGTTCCAGGTCTCTTCTCTAACCCACGTACCACCGAAGATAGACCATTCTCTTGGATCTCCCCTTGGGTAGGTAGTCTTAACGATGGTGGTTGTTGTGACACACCATTGATTAAGTTAGGGATAGCTCCAGATACTAACGGCATATTATTATTACGATGATGTTTCGGTGAGTGTATTGGTTATATAATGCTCACTAAAGATGTTCCTATCTAAGGGAGCAAAGGTGTCGTAGTTATCAAAGATATTGAAGTCAGCAGTCTCTGCTTGATAATCTTGTAGTTCTATAAATGCTTGTTGTTCATCCTGCATCTGAAACCCATGTATATTAGGAGAACTCAGGACTCTATCTTGAAAGATACGAGCAGCACGAATAGTAATGTATCTCCTAGCTGACTCAGGTATATCAGAGAAATCTAAGAGTATAACTGCATCAACAGTTACATCCTCAGTAAACACATAGCTATTGGCTATTCTATCGTATAACTTACGTCCTCTCTCAACTATATCCTTTGAAGAGTTTCTTAAGGTATTCCTAGTGTCTACCCTAATGTAGTTATTAGGTAACTCTATGTGATTATTAGTTGGGTTTCTCGTAAGTTTAATTTTTAAGTCTGTATTAAATATCCAACCCTTACTCTGAGTTTCACGATTAACACTCTCTAATATCGTTTCTGCTAACTCAGCATCTTCTAATCCTGAGGTAAGCGAGTTAACTGGTGCTTCACCAATGCTACTTAGCATTACATTAACTGCTTCTAGTCTAGTGGTGGGTTGTAGTGTAGCCATTATGCGTACTTCTTACTTTTCTGTGATTTCTTTCTTTTCTTGTACATTCTCTTAGCCTCCCTATATTTCTTTTTTTGTTCAGGAGTTAAGTAATCTTCTATCTCAGGGTTAAGCATCCACTTAGGCATACCCTTGAGTTGCTTCTTTTTCTTCCCTTCAAAGTCAGGCTCATCAGGGATCTTCATTTGCTTTAGTATGTTATTCATGAGAATAAAAAGGGCAGAGCAAGCTCGAACACTTGATGCCCTTTAAGAATGGATGCAGTCCTTAATTACGCAGTAGCGGAAGTAGACAAACAGGCTACTGCCATAGCAGGACGGAGTACATCGTGCCCCATCGCATATTTAGACACGATTAGAGTACCTTGTCGATCAATCTGGTACTCGGATTCAACAGCCAAGTCCATGAGCTTAACAGTTGCTACAGCATCTTTGGACATGACAAAGAAACGAATCTTCTTAACCTCAGTTTTAAGATCAACTGCTGAAGTTCCGTCTAAACCACCATCGGCACCAATGTTACTACCACCAGCGGTAGTTGCTGTGTAATCAGCATCACCATTGTTGGTAATATTGTATGCTTGGTTTCTTCCTGACTCACTTGACAGAGGAATAGGACCACTAGAAAGTTGTCCTGCGTTATCTGCCGTGGAGAGGTCAGTAAAGATTGAGTTAGTCCAAGTTCCTGCTGAATTGTAGGAACCGAAGTGTGGTGTAGTGACAACAGGAATACCTGCAATCGTAGGTGCTTGCATAGAACCGATAGAACCAGTCCCACCAAAGTCACGATTAAAGATTGAGAGATCTACTACATCAGTAGCAGTAGTATGATCAAAGAGATCGTAGTATGAGTCAGTGCTCATAATACAAACTAATCCATCGAGAGGTGCTCCGATCTTCTCAAGTTCTCGCCTCGCATCCATGATGGCCTTAGCGATAAACTTAGGTTTACGAGCATCACCATTAGAACTACCAATGGTAACATTTGCAGAGAAGTCTTCTTGATCAAATGTCTTATAGTTATTGATCAACTTAGAAGCACGTTCTACGTTAGTTGCCAAAGCAGCCTTAGTGAGAACACGTAAGATGTTCTGATCAGCTACCTTAGATAAACCATATCCTGCTTCCTGAGTGTACACATTCCTCACATCGTAGTGTTGAATTGCTTCATCAATACGAGGGATAAACTGAGCGTTAATCAAGAGATCATCAATAGTGACGAGTCTCTCTGAGTGTTTTGCGTTTGCATCAGGAGCAATACGGTTTCCAGGGGTGTGATAAGCAGCATCCCTATATTTACCAGTCATGATAAATTGGGCTTCTTTACCTTTTGAGATAGTTCTCACTCTACCGAGAGGCATCATTACGTTCCTAGTCTGGAACGCAGTCATAACCTCTCCTGCGTACAATTTGAGAAATAGTTCTCTAGGATCGGTACCAGCATTAACAGTACCGCCTACGTTACGTATACCACTACGAATAGAAGTATATTCCGCAGCGGAATCTTGAAAATCAACAGGCATTATTACCTTTCTTGTTTATGGTTAAGTATGTACACATGTGCATACATCCTAGTAAACAAGAGTTCGTACTAGGTTCTCCCTCGCAAGGGGCAAAGTCTAATATCTTGAGTACGGATAATTCTGCTTAATGTTACATTATATTAGATCGTGAGAGACGATCCGTTACTTCCCTTCGGTATGCAGGGTCTGAATGATACCGAGGGTCACTCATGGCAGTCGTTAGTTGTTGTACGGACTCATAACGACCACCTATAGATTGCCCTCCACTACCTGAGATTAGGTTAGGTTCAGTATCTTGGTTCTCTAGCATAAACCTCGATGCTAAACCTTGAACGGCAAAGTTGACTAAGTTGTTGTCTCCAGATTCTATCATGTGATTAAAAGCATCTACTTCGTATTCATTTAAATTATCTGATGCCCACTCTGTCATCGCTTGATAGTTCTCTTCACCACCAACTGAGTCATACACACTTGACTCTATCTGTTCAGCCATTGCTAGTTGACCTTCGAGATAGTTGTCTACTAATTCTGATGGTATCCCTGCTTCTTCTAATGCTTGATAAGCTGCATCAGAGAGTCCACCAGTTTCATTAAATTCATCTTCAAACTTCTGATAGTCTAAACCATACCCTTCTAAAAATGAGTCTACGTTATTAGAGTTTACCTCATCTCCTTCTTGGTACTCTTGTGCTTCCTGAGGTTTCCCATAAGACTCCTGGGATTCCTCTTGGTTACGAGTGTGAAACTCTTGTTCTAGGTTTTGGTAAGCCTGAGCTAGTTCCTCAGGGGAACCAAACTTCTCAGGCAACCACTCTGGTCTATCATTAGTTGACGATTGAACACCATCTACTTTTTCGAGCATCTCCTGCACATGCTCTGCATCTTCAATAGTAGTATCGTGTTCTACAGGATCGTGAGTTTGAACTGCATCCACCATTCTTACTCTTCCTTATTTAGATTTCTTTTTGGTTTTCTTAGTAGGGTGAGGAATACCATGTGATATTCGTATTTCCCTAGCTAACTTCTCTACTTGGTCTGGAGATGATCCATGTTTAGCAATTAATCTTTGAAATGCTTTGACTGCTTCATCTCTAGTTTTGGTAGTAAACTCCTTACCTTGAAACGTAAAAGTTTTCTTACCTGCTTGTTTTGCTTTAGCAAATGCAGATTTAAAATCTTGAAGTTTAATTTGTTCCCTAGATGGAGTCTTTGCTGCCTCTTGTACACGTTTATTAATATTCTTAAGAGACATGAAGGTTTTAAACTTATTAAGTAGAGAACCTTTAGTATCTGTTTCTTTTAACCTTTTCATTGTCCTTGTTGTTGATTCTGTTTAAGACTTTCGCTCACTTGCTTAACAATCTCAGGGTTACTCACGGCACGTTCTGCCATCTTACCTATCATCTGTGATTGTGCCTGAGCTTGTTGCTGTTGTTGTGCTTGCATCATCTCTTGTTGTTTCTGTTCTTGGGATTTGATAAGTCCATTAGTATCAATGCCAAGAGATGCACCAAGACGATCAAGATAATCAGTGACATTTAACTCCTGTCCCAATACCTGTGGTCCCAAGGGTTGCAAGTACTGTAAGAATGTCGCTAGTTTGTTGAGGTCTTGTCCTCGACCTAACGCTTCGATGCCTGTGACAATCTGTGGTTTGAGAGAGTCTTTAGGAAACTTAGGCATCTTCTTTTGTTGTTCTAAACGATTGAGTAAGAGGTTAACCAAGGGAACCTGGAACTCCTGAGATAACACGGAGTAAACACCGCCTAATGCCATCTCTAGTTCTTGGGCTGCAAATCGTATCTCTTCTGCGGTTACCCTCTCTGCTTGTCTCTGTACTGCGGAGTTGAGTAAGAATGCAAATGAGATCCGTTCTTGGATCTGCCTCGCTACTTCTTGTGCTACACGAAAGTCATTGAACTTGTTGACTTGGAGTACTGAAACATCTTCAGCAGCACCTTGTACAATAGCTCCATTAGGAGACTCTGCTAATGATCTGAGTTTTGTGGTACCATTAGGTCTCACCATAAAGAGAACCTTAGCAGCACTCGCTGATCCCTCTACAATGGATCTAGTCAATGCTTCTAAGCTCTTTAGGTCACCTATGTATTCCTCAACAAACCCTCTTCCATAGTCCTCAGAATCAATCCTCGTAAACCTCAAGGGTATGAATGGATTCTTGTCCTCCTCGTATGTGCCGTAGGAACTTTCTATTTCTTGACCTTCTACCTCTTGTCTTACTTCCCATCCTGATTCTGTCTTCTTGACACAGGTGTATAAGTCGTAGTTCTTTTGTCCGTAGTCT